CAAAACCAACTCTTGAGATATTTCCGTCTTGGCAATTTGCTCAAGGGTTTCAAAGTTTGGTGATGATTGATACTTTGAATGATACTCACGTATCATTTGAACTATCAATTTAAAGTACTTATTGTCAAAGTAACTTGCTTCTAAAACATCGATAATGGATTGTGCGAACTCTTTGTCTGTGATTAGTTGATTGATTAATTGTAGTTGAAATGTATTTCCGAGATAGTCAAAATTCTTATTCATAGAGCCGCTTGTATATACTAAATATTACCGAGTTAACTGATATCCCAAGTAGTCCGAAGTTAAATTTTCAGAACTAAAAAGTTCGGTCAATCCTTTGAGAATTTCTTTCAACTGTGGACGAAAATCCACAGTATAACGGACCTTTGGAGGGAATAGTTTTGCGTCAATAATACGATGACAAAGGACTTCTTCACCCACTTTAACATACATGTGAAACCACTCAGGATCATCTGTGTTTGACGTATTCAAGATCTCAGGATCTTCCATGATATTATCTTGATTATCCATCATATACATAACGGTTTTCATCTTCAAGTCTTCAGATAAAGTGATATCAATATCTCGGACAAGGTAGTAAAGTTCTACTGATCCGCGTGCTTTGGGATTGTAGTTACGGACATTGTAATAACGTTGAACAACTATGTTATCGTTCAAGGTCAAAAGGAACTCCATTTTAATTAGAGATTCTTCTTTCATAAAATTTAGATTTAGTTAGATTGTTTGAATTTTCGTTTTTCTTTACGTGACAGTTTCATGAATGGTTTTAAAAACTCAACGAAAGCATCATCATTTTTTGGTAGATATTTGAAGAAACCATCTTCAGTCATCATTGATATAATATTTCTTGACCCCCGACCTTCGGGATCTAAGGTTTCAGAATAATATAACTCAACAACAGATTTGGCCTCTTCAGAAATCAGTGGATTTTTTAAGTCCACAAGAGTTTTGTTAACAGAGTAGAACTCCTCACCCAATGTACCTCTTTTTGTATTCCCATCAATGATATTTTTTAATACTCTGCTTTTGTTTTCGATTTGAAATAATTCACGAGACTTAGTTAAAATATCATCCACAGAAAGTACTTTATCAAGCACCTCAGGAAAAAGTTTTACAAATGTTTTTTCCCCAAGAAGTTTAATACCATCGATATTGTCGGATTTGTCACCCATTAAAACTTTAGTAACCAATACATTTTGATGTGGAATTTCATATTCACCAAAACGCACATAGTCACCTAACTTGTAGTAAAATTTTTTAATGGGAGAAAAAATCTGAACCGATTCAGAAATTAACTGTAAAAGGTCTTTGTCAGATGAAAAGATTGTAATCCTTTCTTCCGTAGCAATTTGACAATAATAGGCAATCAAATCATCAGACTCATTTTCATTAACTTCAATCTGTCGAATAAATGATTCCTCAAGGTATTCTTTAACTCGGGATTTTTGCCAATAGTATGACTCGAGCTTTTGCTCGTTCATATCGTTTCGGCGATTCAGTTTGTAAGCAGGATATATTCCACGTCGAACGGTTGAGTTTCCTTTACCATCCCAAAAAACAATGATTTTGTCGTACTCGTTTTCGTCCAACTGCCTACGAAGTGTGTTAAGGAAGTGAAAAACACCTCCGATGTGGTTACCTTCGACATATAGATCTCGGACTCCGTGGAATCCGATCTTGAATAAATTATCTCCATCAATAAGAAGTGTTCTCACTTTATAAGAAGATTAATTATCTTCTTTTTCTTCCTTCAACACAAAGTCACCATCAGAACCGATGATTTCCTTCCAATAGTCAGAATACTCCTTCTTGTAAGCCTCAATCGAAGCCTTCTCTTCAGTAGTTTCCTTACCAGCTAAGAAACCGTGGGGGGTGACAATAATCTTTCCGTCTTCGTAACCCAATCCATTGATGTGGTTCTTCATGACAGAAATTTTGGTACGAGAGGCGAACTTCACAGTGCGCTTGTCCTTGGTAGCGGTAATCTTGGTGGTACCAGCACCTTTTTGATTACCAAACAAGAACACCAAAGAAGAGTTGAGCCATACAGACTCTCCACCCTTGGCTTTGATTTTGGGTTGACCAAACGGATTGTCGGGGAGTTCGACCCAAGGTTGGTTAACAATGATAAGAGTATTCTCGAACTTAGAGTCCGCTTTACGTGAACCCGAAATACGTTGGTTGATACCCATACCAATCTTGTCAGACAACACCGAAGCGTTATGTTGTTTACCACCCTTACCTTCATAGGTCATCTTACACGGAACAGAACCCACGGAGTCCCACAAAAAACACAAGCTGTAATCCAACTCACCCTTCTCTTGAGCATCCAACAAATCGTTAATGTAATCGGTGATTTGTTCGATGTACGAAAAGTTGTTATTGAAGATAAAAAATCCATCCCAATCCAATTCTCCTGTTTCTTGGTCAACCACTTCTTCACATTGAAGTCCCATTAGTCGAGCGTGTTCAAAACTCCACTTTTGTTCGGTGATGATAAACACAGGAAGAATTTCTTTCTTTTGAGCATCCACCGCAGTTTTAATCATCGCAGTTGTCTTACCCGTGTCAGAGTGACCCAAGAACATATTAATGTGCCCGATCGCAGGACCAGGAAGTCCAACCGCGTCCAAGAACTCTTCACCACAATCGAAGAATCGTTGTGGTTTGTACTTAGCAGAAGTTGAGAACTTCTTCTTTATAGAACCGAAGTCATTTTGTTTTTTTATTGCCATAATAGAAAAAATAAAAAATGGTGCGGACAATGCCCGCACCATCAAGATTAGAATGGTAGATCTTCGTCTACAGGTGAGTTTGCTTGTGGGTCAACATATGATGAGGAAGATGATCCACCAAAAGATTCGGTTGCGGTTTCATTATTTTCATATACATAACCACCCTTTTCAGTATCCCAACGTGGAACTTCACCACGAGCGATAGCTTCCAAATACTCAACGGGTTTTTTGGAGTAAACATCCAACCAAGTCATTTCATCGTCAACCCACACTTTCATGATCTTAGGATCCTCATGAGTAGGTGCTGGATCATCATACATAATGGTTGATACCGTGGTGTATGCCGCCCCCTTAGGTGTCTTCTGCTTTGTGAGTTCGATGATCAAATCACGACCTTTTTCAGGATCAGTGACATCACCCTTATTTCTCCAAATAGGTATGATTTTGTCCAAGATACCTTCGTTCTTGTAGTTGTGTTTGAAACGCCAAAATTTTACACCATCTTCCTCATGGTCACGATCAATAACCTTTACGATGTAAAACTTACGAGATTTATATTGTTTAGCAAGTTCCTTATCAGACTCTTTACCAGTCATCATAAGTTCTTCATAAACTTCATTCAAAGGAGAGCGTTCGTTGTCGTTTTTACCTGGATCGTAAAACTTTTGCCACTTACCACCAACTTGAATTTCGTGGTACCAAGCTTCTTTGAATGGTGAACTCCCATCTTTAGTTGGGAGGATACGGACACGGCGAGTGCCCGAGTTTGATTTGTCATCCAAGATAAGAGCGAAGTATTTCTTCATTCTTTCTTCTGAAGACATTTGGCCTTGTCCACCACCTGATGAACGTTGTGCCTGTTCGTATTGTGCAAGTACTGCGTCTAATGAGCTCATAGAAAATAAATATTAGTTAATAGTTGATACAAAAATAGTTCAAATTTGTTTAATAGTCAAATAGGAATTAAAAAAGGGTCGTGGTTTCCCACAACCCTAATAATAGTCATTTTTTCATAAAAGTCAAAACTTATACTTTTCATCTGTCGGCATAAATGTTTTTTTTATTTCTGCCGGATTGATGTCTTGTACTTCGTCGGACGTAAGTATGTATTCGTGTTTACCTCCTTTTTCAAAATCTTCTTTCTTGTCTTCGAAAAAATCTGTAAGTTTTTGATTAAAAGGTCCTGAGTCTAAAGATCTTAGTTCAAGTTTTTCTTGTGGGGTCTTCTCTCTGTACTTTTCAATTTTTGTTTCGATCGAATTCAATCTGTCAATAACTTGATCCATTTCCCCCAATTTTGATTCGAGATTTGTAATGTATCCAAACAAGGTATTAAAATATTCGTCTTGTTTCTTTTCCATTTTTTCTTGCGACTTCACCAAATCGGTAACCTCAAGTTCTTCTTTTCCTTCAGATGAAGCACCTTCGTCGTCTATCTTTTCAACTTCTGTGTCTGCTTCAACGTCTAACTTTTGAGGTGGTCCTGCGGGAACTTCTGCAACTGCGGGTATTTCAGCCGCCGCTGGTGCTCCTATAGGAGTTTCGGGTACATCGATAGCAGGGGCACCCGCCTCTTGTTCTGTGATATACTTGTTTATTCTGTGGTGTCTCTCAATTTCCTTGAGAATTTTCTTATCGATACTCATCTTCTTAACCGTTTAAGAGTTGTTTAATTCCTTGTGGAGTCTCAACACGAACTCTTCTGTTTGTAGTGTGTTGATGTCCGGCTCTTTCGATAAGTCCATCACGTTCTCTAACAACGTAACAGTCCCCTGTGTCTAAATCACAAACTTCTTTGGTACCATCACCATTATCTCTTTGAG